GAGTTGTAACTATCAATTATTTGTTCTTCAACCTGAATCGTAGGTCTTTTCACACTTTGAACATTCTGTGTTAAAACTTTAGTTTCAGCATTTCCGCCGAAATTGTTTAATAGACTTACTCTAAATCTATATTTTAGTTTTGGCATTAAGATACCAGAACCAGTTTGTCCTGTTATAGGTACACCAAACTTACTCTTGGTTTCTGTTGTTGCACTTGATACTGCCATATTTTTCTCCTAAAGAGCTCTTTTATATAACAATATTTATCAGAATAGCGGTCAAATAATTAACTCTAGTTTTAATTCTGATATAAAAAAAGGGCGGAAAAACCGCCCTTTAAGTAAGTTTTTATTAAACTTATGCTGTTGAGCCCAAAGTGTTTTGGATTCTGATTGGAATGTAGATAAACTCTACTGCTTTGACTGGCTGTATAGCGATGTCAATGTGCAATTCATTCCTATCAATTCTTGCTGGTGTGTTGTTGGTTGTATCACAAACTGTGATAAAATCAAACAAACCACGTTGAGCAACTAGCTCACCAAGTAGTCTATCAACAACCACTTTGGCATTTGCTCTAGTTACTTCATCGTTTGGTTCAAACAAGAATGGTTTAACTGCATCGTCTAATTGTTCACGTAAGTAAACAACTAGTCTTGCAACGTTAACTCTATCCAATGCACTTGATGTTGGGTTAAGAGTTTTTTGTCCAAATACAGCAAGGCCTCTACCTGGGAAGTTACCAATAGGGTTAACTTTATTGCTGTATAAACTATCTCTTTGTCCTTCACTCAATGCTACTGGTTGGAATTCTCCACTTAGTGAATCCAAGTAACCAGTTGAACTAGCATTGTTTACAAGTCCTCTCTGGAAGCCTGCTGGTGCAAACCATGGGAAAGCAACCTGGTCATTAAATGCAATAGTTCTCAATGCCATGTGTGATGCTGGAACAAACACACTTGAACCATCCAAGTTGGTTGATAAACCATGTGGATAGTATACTGCGGCATAAGGATCACTTGCTATAAGACCGTCTTCACCGTTCTCACCTGCGTTATTGCTGTTGTTTGCCCAAGCACTTGTGCTTGTAGCATCTGAAGCCAATCTAAATGGTGAATCAATAACACTGAACACAGTGTTCTTTCTGTCAACACCCAATGAGATCATCTCATCAGCAAGTTCAGGATAACCAGGAACAGCAACAATATTAAATCTATTTGTTTCGTTTCTGATATCTTGGTTACTTGCTAAAGCAGATTGTAATTGTTTTACAACCACTTGTCTCTGAGCCTTTCTCAACATGTAAGGTGAACCATCTGATTTGTTGCCACTTTCGTCTGCCCAATAAGAGTTTGTAGCATTCCATTTTTTAACGTTACCGCCACTTGCAGATTTGTTCCATGCAATCATCCCTTCTGGGTATAAACTGCTTGAAGGAGCATCTGAAAGTAATGAAGAACCACTACTTGCTCTGAAGTCACCAAATAAAATTCCATCTGGTGATACTTGGTCAGTGTTGTCTACTAGTGCCCATGCTGAACCACTCCATTTGTAAACTTTAGGATAGTTTTCAAGATCACTGCTGTCAACCCATAGATCGTTAGCAACTAGACTTGATGAGCCATCGCTTTGTTTTGTTGGTTCACTTGCGGATACTTGAACATCACCACTATATGAAATCCATCCATTAGCACCGTCATGTTCTAGAATATCTAGATTATCTGTGCTAACAACTGAATCATACCATAATGTTCCATCTGCTAAGGTACCTGTTAATGCTGTATCTTTTGCTGTGAAACTTAATGCTTCAAAGTTACTGTATGGAACATTGGTAGTTAAATTAATATTACCTGGACCAAATCCACCAGGAATATTACCATCAAAGAATAAAATGTCTCTTCCATTTGAACTTACTACATTTAATTTACCATTATTGTTTGAAGCAAGAATTGTTGAATCACTTGCGAATGCACTGTTTATATCTTGTACGATATCATCAACACTTGCATTTCCATCTGAATCAGAATCTGCTCTAAGTTGAATAGCAACGTTAGAACCATCATTTACATTCATGTAGAAACTAACAGTGTTACCTGTATGTGATGATAGATCTATAAGACTTACGTTAGCAGAGCTTTCTGCTGTATTTGTGCTATTACCATTATGCCTTTTCAATTTGACAGTTGCAGTTGAATCAGCCGCATTCGTTCCATCACCAGAGAAATCTGCAATAATATCACCTTCAGAAGGTGTTTGCCCAAATCTTGTAGAACCGAAAGCATCTGAGACCAATCTAACTCCATGTACAGTTACTTCACTAAATTGTGCTGAAGATGAACTATAAAGTTTTACTGATAAATCGGTACCATTATTTGGTTCGTTAATGGAAACAAAAACATCACCATTTTGAAGAGCACCACCACCACTTCTTGTTGAAGGTAGACCTGTATGATATCCCACTTTGTGGTATGCTGAACTTGTGTTTGTTACCCAATCATTAGAGCCAATTACGTCCCATTGATTGTCTAATGTTTTTTCATATACTTTAAATTCTGCTAATGTGGAACCATCTGCATCATCAAAATAAACTACAGCAAATTCACTTAGTTTTCCATAAGAGCCTTTTGGTGCACCTGAGGAATTTAAATCTGTATATGCTGGAACTTTAACTGTTTTGTTGACCCAACTTGTTCCATTGTGTTCTTTTACACCAATTATTGATGCCACTGTATCTAACCAATATGAACCATCTGCTGGTGCTGTTGTAGGTGCTGTAGCACTTGGTGCCAATGCATCTAAATCAACATTTGCTCTCAAAACGTATGCACTGTTGGCAACACCTAGGAAACTGTAAGCGGCCAATAGACCGTATTCGTTTCTTTCGTCACCGTGTAGTTGTGTTCCACCACTTGATTTAAATGATGGGTTACCATAGTTTTGAAGAAGTTCTCTTTGGCTTGAAATTCTAAATAATTTCCCTGCGTTTGCAGAAGATGTGTACGCCGCTGTGCCACTACCATCTGGACTGCTTTTGTCCTCTGCTGTAGCGATTACTATTAACGGAACTGTACCTGTACCAGCCGGAGCATAAAAACTCTCATCTGTTACACTTATGCTAACACCAGGACTAACTAATGTCGCCATGTTTTTCTCCTAATATATTAGATACGTTACTCGTATGCTATTATTTATCAATATTAGGTTTTTTTCAGTATTTTAGAAATTAGGTGGTATTAAGTGGTATTATACCATTTTGAGATGTTTTGAAAACAGTCTATTCTGTATTTGAGATACTTTTTGTTGTAGATCTTCCAGTGTGCCATTGTTTTCTATCACAAAATCCACTGGATATCCTGCCCAATTCCATTCGCTTTCGTGAACATCTGCATATTTTGTTTCCATGATTTTTCTGTTAATGGCGTTAGAATGAGCTTCTTTGGCAACTTCAAACCATTCAGGTAACTCTCCACGTTGCACCCAAATAACTTTACCGCCCATATCCTGAATAAGTGTTAATTCATTTCTAAATCTTGCATCACTTACAACTATACATTTGGCATCACTGTTAATTTTATGCATTCTGTATTCCAAACTGTCTAGCCAGATATCTTTGCTGAAATGATTTCTCATTATGTCAGTGCCCAAAAGTTGTAATGCTAGTCTTGGAGTGAAGTTTGGTACTCCTAATTTTTTAGTCCAGAACATGTCAGGTGTTTCACGAAAGTCTCTACTTTCTATTGTGTCGCCTTCCAATAAATCTCTATCCCAACCAAAAATGGTTGCTGTCATGTCTTTGAGGGGAGCCGCAAATGAATCTTGTACACAGCCTTGTTGTACAAACTGCTTTGCTACAGTGTCTTTTCCTGATCCTATAAAACCTACTAATCCAATAATCATTTAGCCAATTACAAATCCCAATGGTTGGTTGCCTTCTTCCATGTTGTGAAGACTTTCTTTCAAACTATCTATCATTGTTTGTGCTTCGTTTTTCAAATCTTGGCCATTTAACTGAATTGCACCACCGGCACCTGGTAATCCACTAGCATATTTACTTCTGGCTTCGCCCAACATCATTTTGCTTTGTGCCAGGGCATAGGTTCCTAACCAGTTACTTGCGTATACATCTTTGAGAAGAATGCTTTCAGGAACATAATTATATACTCCCACGGCAACTTCTTCTTCATGTCTTACATTTCTTAGAATTTTTAATTTTTTTGTATTTCTATTCCACAGGAAATTGTATTCACTACCAAATACACGACCAATAGTTTCTTTGTATTGTGCAAAGGCATCAAATACTGCAAGTCCACCTATTTGTCCTGCTTGTAGCATATACATATTGTTAAATGCAACATCAAATGGATCAAAGTTAGTACCGCCACCACTGTTAGTACCTATACCTCTTCTGTATAAGCGTCTAACTTCCATTACTTCTTCTGGTAATGTGTATTCAGTCACACCATCTTGAGTGGTAAAAAATATAATACTTTCTTCCACTGAGCCAGCACTCAGTTGTCTGTAAATTGCAAGTGCCTTATCTATTGCTACATCATAGTGTTCTCTGTCTAATTCAACATCAACTATGCCGTCAGCCAGACGTAATTGCAACTCTTTAATGAGGTCTTCTCTGCTTTTATATCCTATTGTATCTTGTGGCATACTACTATTTATCTAAATTTATATTAAAAAGCCTTTAGAATTAGTATATGCTCGTTCATTCTACCGTTAAGTTTTACTTCAGTAGCCTTGATATTGTCGAATTCTGATTGAAATTTTGTTTTTGCTGTGCCCTTAAATGCTTTTAATTGCTCTGCTGGTTTTCTCAGTGTTTTTTGCCAACTTGATGTATCACTGAAATCTTTAATACTGGTGCCTTTTACTGTTAAGCCTAGTGATGTAGTTGCTTTTTTATACACACCCAGTTTTCTGTTTTTTGTGTTAAATACCCAAACTTCACTGGCATCTATAATTTCCACAGGATTAATACTGCCTATACCTAAATCACTGTCGTTAATTTTATATTTTAGTTTTGATACTAATTTCTCTCTGCTTATGGCTTTTGGTTTTCTGGGTTTGCGTTGGGCTTTACCTGTTTCTATTAATGTATCACATGCTGAATTAATTTTTTCAAAAAATGCTAGGAAACCTTTACGCATTTTGATATTAAAGTGACTGT